CAAAAAATCCAATATCACCAGAATCAGGTCTTACAGTAGGTATTCCTGCAATTGATCCCATGATAATTGGGCGTTGAGCTTCTTTGCCGTCAGCAAAGAAACCAATGACCCAGGTTCCTTCAACTAAACCTGTAGCACTTTTGCCAATACCACTTATAGCTGCAGACGTAATATCTTGTATTGGTTGGGCCCATGGCAAATCTGCCGTTGGAATATCTTTTTTATTGTCAGTGTGCCAACCATAACAACGTACTCGCACACGACCAAGTTCTAGAGGGTCAGCACGATCCTCTACAACTCCATACCACCATACAAATTCTTCACCTAAGTTTTTCATTCTTCATCATCCGTTGTCGGTTTATAATCAATTTCTTTAGTTTGTGTCGCATACGTATCTTTCACACACTCAAGAACTGTAAAGTAGATATTATCAACTTTCTGATGTGTGTGCCTTACTGCTGTAACAAAGAATCTTTTATCATACATTCTTGAAATCTTCTTCATATATTCTTCGTTTTGCGAAGCCTCTGGAATATGTAGATTTACAACATCGCCAATTTGTATATCACTATTACCTGGTATTACAACACTCAATCTAATATTCGATAATTGTATTCTAGAAGCTACGTCATATTTTAATGTATTGTGTAGAACTCTAGGATTTCTTATTTGAGTATCAGTATCAATCGCTTTATTTAAATAATCTTGTTTATTATAATTTTCTCCGATATTTGAAATTGTATAATATGTTATAGAATTATCACTATCTTTATTCAATGATGATTTTTTTGACACATAGTAATCGCTACCAAAGTTTTTTCTTAATACTAAATTATCTCCATCAAAATCGTGATCTTCTAAATGAGCAATATTTTTCATCTCATCCTTATATAAAAATTTATCTTGTTTAAATCTTTTTGTGATAGGATCAATTGTTTCAACTGTGTGAGAATACAAACCTTGATGAGTTTTTTTCATAACATCAAGTCTATCTAATATTTCAAGTGAACTTATATTTTGATATTCATGAATTACATCATCACCTTCATTTTTCTTTTCTGTTGCTGCATCAGCGAGATAGAAATCATCAAAAGGTTTTGCGTATAACATACTATCAATTGTTTTAAAATACCAGCCATCTTGTCTCTCGAAAAAGATATAGTTTGGAGTGATTGTCTGTTGAGTTGATATATCTGGTATACTTTCTTGACCAACATAATCAATTGCTTCAAATGGTTTGATGCCTGGAAAAACAATTGACTGACGATTTGAAGATGCTTGTGTATTGATGATATTTTTCTTTTTAATTCTAGAATGATCATCAACAGATGGTTTAAGATAGCCCTCATAAATTGCATTTACAATCTTGTCACCTGTAAGATCGACAAATGATTTGTTAACAGATTTTCTTAAATTATCAAATACTTCTTGGCTGATTGCATGAATAGCATAAGTCTCGCCTCTTTGTGTTGATCTATCAAGATCAGAAATTTTATATACTCGGAATACATACTCTCTCATTTTTTCAAATGATGGTGTTTTAAACGCTATATGGATGGTTTCATCACCAACAATAGGAATAAAATTGATTAATGAGTTTGTATCAGAAACAATAAGCTCACACTTTGTTCCCTTAATGAACAAATTATGATAGATATTAAATTCTATAACGATGGCTCTAAGATCAATATAGTTTCCATCAGCATTAATAAGAGTAATACTTTCAATTTCAACATCATTGACTTTATAACCAAGATTGGTGGCTGGCATTATCTAAAGACTCTTTCTACTTCTGTCAACAAATTACCAAGGTAGTTTGATTTTAATATTTTTATATTTCTTTTTTTATCATTCAATCTTTGTTCATAATCATACTTAGATACTTCTCTTTTTTCATTTACTGATAACCCAGCATATGTTTCAGCATCAACATTTAATACTTTTTCTGACACAATAGTACCGTCATACAATGTTTGTTGTGATTGATATATCCATTCATAACTATGAACTGTGTTTAATGCAGTTTCGATTGAACCATATTTGTTTTTTAAATAATTTATAAAATCTTGATAGTCTAATGGCCAATCATAAAGAGGATCTATAATATCGTTAGTAAGAAATAAAACCCAATCAAGTGTTTCATCACCATAATATTTGTGGGCAATAAACTGAGCACTTTGACCTTCTTTTATATCATATGTGTAGTATAATGCAGTTTTATTTTTTAGAGCATTTAGTATTTTAAAACGAACTAAAGGATTCTGAATAACCCTCGTGTTACCATCTTTTAATAGATCATAAGAGATCGTTGGAAAGTATTTAAAGAAATGTGACATTATCTGTTATAATCCTTAATTTCTTTCTTGGTAATAATCGAGACTTCTTGGAAACTGCCAGTAATTGTTACTGAAAGTGGAGCCTTTTCTGTACCATCAACTACGGTATACAACGGTTGCCCTTCAGAATGATAGTTAACTTCAAACGATGTACACACAGATGGACCAATATTATATAAAAACTTATCATAGTGAAAATCAATATCAAACTGCTCTGGATAATCAAAAAAATGTTTTAATTTGGCGTCTTTATTGGGCGCAGAATGATATTTAAATGCATAAATGATTTTTTTAATAATATATGTTTCTTTAGGATTTCTTGCTACAAGTTTCCAAGAAAACTGATGAGTTCTAAATTGTGGTGAATCGTACAACATTGCCATATAAGGATTTCGTGCAACACCGGCACCAGCAATAGCACCTTTCAGTGCTTTACCTGCAGCTGCGCCAATAATACCAGCGCCAATACCACCAACTGCGGCGCCAACTGCGCCAGCTACACCTTCTTCTGCTCCTTGAAGAGCATAATAAACACCTGCGTCAACAACATCTTTTCTTGCAACATTTGCCATTGTATCAATAATGCCTTTAACTCCGCCACTAAGACCAGCAGCTCCAAGGGAAGCGCCAGCCATACCTGCCACACCCAAACCTTCAGCATTATATGTTTGACCATATTGTGTTTGTAAGTTTAAAGGCATTGGTAAAAATATTCTTAACTTATCTTGACTAATTGGAAAGTCATCCTGTTTACGTAAAACAGGAGCGTTTACTCTGAAACACATCCAATGATCAATTTCAACTAAATTTTTTGGATATATTAAACTTTTTTCACCTGCTGCTAAAGCTGCTTCTAATTCATCTTTTGGAGTTATATCGTCAAATCCCCAATCGTCAAAATTTTCTTCTGCCATCGAATAAATATCCTTATACAACAGGTTTTGATTATTTATAATGAAATACGATCAAGGAAGATTTAAACCCAGAAACCCAAACAAGTACAAAGGAGACCCAACCAATATTATTTACAGAAGTGGTTGGGAACGGAAGTTTGCGAACTGGTGTGATCTAAATGAGGCTGTCATACAGTGGCAGTCAGAGGAATTTTTTATTCCATACAAAAACCCAATTGATGGTAAGTACCATCGATATTTTCCAGATTTTCTTGTCAAGATAAAAACCGCTGAAGGTGTTTTGGAAACTTGGGTGGTTGAAATTAAACCAATGAATCAAGTCAAGGAACCAAAAATACAAACTCGAAAAACAAAAAAATATATCACAGAAGTCAAGACATATGCAATCAATCGGTACAAATGGGATTATGCTTTGGAATGGTGTAAAGATAGAGGCTACAAGTTCATTATACTTACAGAAAAAGAATTGAATATTTAATATAAATAATGAAAAGGAGTTTGACTTGGTAGCATATATCTTTGATAAAATTCTAACACAAGGCGTGAGAGCAGGGCAAATACCAGCGCGTACTGATGCCTCTCGTAGTTGGTTTAGAGATAAAGCAGCTGGTACTAAAATTACGCCAAACAGGATAGTTGCTACTGCTGCACAAAGAGAAGGTGGATCTGCCGCACTAAGTAGAATGATACCTGGACAAAATGGTATTGGTAGAATGTATATGTTTTTTTATGATCCAAAACATAAACAAACTCTACCATACTATGATAGATTTCCTCTTATCTTTAAAGTCAAAGATGTAGAGGGTGGTTTTATTGGTTTAAACTTACATTATTTACCACCAGTGTTACGCGCAAAACTAATGGATGCATTGTATAGCATAGCGAGTGATACAAGATATGATGAGAATACAAAAATAAAATTGAGTTATGATATATTAAAAGCATCAGCAAAATACAAATGGTTTAAACCAACATTGAAAAAGTATTTAAACAACCATGTACGATCCAGATTTATTCTTGTTGATTCAGTTGAATGGGACATGGCATTATTCTTACCAACAGAAAGATTTGCTAAATCAAATAAACAAAGAGTCTGGAAAGACAGCAGGGCACTAATCTAATGGCATTTAACGTCAATCAATTCCAAGCAGAGATGACCAAAAACGGAATCGCTAAGACAAGCGATTTCGAAGTTGAGATTACAGGAGCACCAGTATCTGGTAATGTTCTTGAACCAAGTCAATTATCTCTTGGTTCGATTCTCTCGAATCCAGTTGGTACTGTTACCGATGCTGTTGGTGATTTTCTTGGTAATTTGTTTGGTATGGGTACTGGTGGTGCAAGATCAATGACATTTAGAATTGATTCAGTGACGTTTCCACAAAGATCAGTTACTCGTATTGATTACAAAGATTATGGTCCAGCATACAATATTGGTGGATTTCCAAATTATGTGAATGTAGATTTCTCTGTAATCCTTAGCCCAGATTTAAGAGAGCGTGAATTCTTTATGCAATGGCAAGACCGTATTGTTGGTAACCATAGAACAGATGGTGCAAACTTTGATATTGGTTATTATAATGATTATATTTTAAAACAAGGATTTACGATTTATCAGTTGAATCCAAACGGGCAGAGAACATATGCGATTCGCTTAATTGATTGTTATCCTGAACAGGTACAATCAATTTCAGGGAATTGGGCTTCTACTGATGTACAAAAACAAAATATTACAATGGGCTTCAGATACTTTAAAGAAGAAAGGTTGCCAATATCGTTTACCTTTGATGCTGATAATGTATTGTCTGCGTTTAATGCTGCTAAAAATCTACCAAACCAAATCAAAGGAAGATCTTTTGATGCACTAAACAGAGCGGGGTTCCCACTTAGATTTTAATAATTGAATTGGAGTTATAAAATGGCTTTACCAAAGTTAGTTACACCTGAATTTGAAACTGTTATTCCTTCGACTAAAGAACGTATTAGATTTAGACCATTCTTAGTGAAAGAAGAAAAAGTTTTATATATGGCTATTGAG